GATATCTTTATGCCATGACGCTCCATGTCGATGAGAGCATCCGTGAGTTCCATGCTCATCTTAGCAACTTTAAGCATACAGGAAATTCCTCCAAGTAGTTTTCATATCAATTATTTGTTTGTCGGCTAATTGTTTTGTTATCTGCACATCAGAGTCACAGTATTCTTTAACTAACTGCCAAGGTACATCTTCATATGATAAACCTTTGTCGAGGTGCTCCTGTATGAGATCGGTGCGTTTACTATCTAAACTACGCCTCGCACAACACTCTGCAAGGCTAAGTGACTGCTTTTCTCCACGGCATAAAAGATACTCTGCAACCATTGTATCAAAAAGATTGCCCTCGTACTTGAAGTTGCACTCTCTCATCCAAGTAAGATCAAACTTAATGTTGTGTCCTACAAGGATGTCAGTGGCATCTAAAGTATCTTGCACTATTTTAAATGCGTTCTTATGAGGTTCTCTCTCATTGTGATGAAAGAAACACCCTGCTATCTCTGTAGCATAATCCTCTGTGCTAAACGAGAACCATCCTATGTAAACAAGTTGATCTTCAAAAAATGGTGAGGAGACTACGTTTCTTTTCTTATCGAAAGTAGTTTCAATATCGATTGTAGTAACAATCATAGGAAGATGTCCCTGTCTCCATCACGTCTCAGAACAATTGATCCGTGATAGCCGTTTATTTTATTCTTTGAGAATTTTAGTGTGCGAAACTCTTCATGCTCCGCAACTCCTATGCCTATGATAATGTCAGCCTCTCCTGCCTTGCCTGTCTTACTTCCGTCCAGCATAGAGTAATCAATTACTTCTCGATTGTGTGCTTCATATGAAGCCTGAGACACTGCCCACACCGCCACATTGTTTCTTTTTGCTAGTTCACGACTACGAGCATACAATTCCTTGAGTCTCTCGTCACCACGAGAAAACTCTCCATCTACTCGTACCTTGTCAAGCTGATCTACAAAAACTACGTCAACCTCATTTCTAAAACAGTAGTCCTCAATCTCTTGTATGCTTGTGCCTACACAGTCCATAAATGTAGCGTAGGGTAAAACTTTCTCTCTATAATCCTCTATGAACTTTTCTTTATCCAAGAGGATTTCTTGTCGAGATAGTTCAAGAATTGATTTCGCAACTCTCATACGTGTCTTTCGCACTGGCTCTTCATTGCCCCAATACGCTACCTTAAAATCGTTCTTTACATACCAACCACATAACCACGCAGCAAAAGAAGTTTTCCCTATCTCAGGTCTTGCAAAGATCACGCCTAAATTTTGTCGATCTATTCCTGTCACATGATCTCTTATTTGTGCAGGAAACTTGAACTCAGGTTCTTTTTCAAACTCTTCAAGGCTAGTCTCTATGTCTTCTTTTAGCACAGTGTATGTTTTTGATATTTTCACCTCGTTGTTCTTCAGATCCTCTACAGAGGAAAGAAGAGGACTAGTATCACCAGATTTACCAAGAAAGATATCAAGTGCTTGTTCTCCTATTTGTTTAGCTTTTGTTCTTTTCCAAAAGTTGTGTAAAATGTCGGCAACAAGATTGTCGTTTACTTTTACTTGTCTTAGAGAATTTATATCTCTCTCTACTCGTAACCTTGTTGCCTCTGGCATGGCAGGGTTTGCATCTCTATGATACAACATTAAATCTTCTACAGAGATGTCACCCTCATAAAGTTTATGTAAATTATTTACTGTATCAATAATTGATCCTATCTCTTTTGGAAAGTACTCCTTCTTTACCAACGATGCTATTATATTGTAGTTGTCTTTTTTTAGACAAGCAACTATCACAGATTTATCAATCATCAAGTCTCAATATCCTCTTTGCTTCAATTTCATCCAAACGTTTTAAATCTCTTGGTAGTACGCGAATTTGTACATCTTCCATGTGCCACTGTAACGTGTGTGAAATATTTACAGCTTTGTCAGTGGCATCCTCGTCAACAGCCACTATGACTTTCTTGTATGATGTAAGTCGATTAGTACATTCTTCAGATAAACTTGTACCCATCATTGCCACCCCTGTAGCAAAACAAGACACAGCCACCGCAGATGCACAATCCTCTACTAACACCGCTGTATCAAAATCACCACAAATAAACGGTACACTAGATTTACCATACCTATACCATTTTGGTAACTCATTACCCAAGGCCCTACCCGCAGCGTCAACTACCACTCCATCTTCTTTTACTACAAACACTATTCTATTTTTCTTAAAGTCATAGCGAATGTCAGCACGATCAGACCTCCACGCCTTGAGACAATGATTATCCTGTAGATACTTAAGTTGTTTAATATCTAAATCGAGTCTCCAAAACTTTTCATGGTGCTCAACTCCTAGATTAAAGTTTGTATTAACAAAACTACGAGAGTCTTCACTAAATGAATGTTCAGATAGCCCTGATTTGATTACTCCACCTTTGGTACACTCAGAATGAAAACAATAATACTTAATGCAGTCACCAAAGTTAGTCACTGATAAAGTATTAGTACCGCCACATGTAGGACAATCAAATCTTTTAGATCTACCTAATGGTATATATTCTTGAGATATATATTCTTTAATACTCATTACATACCCTTATGGTTATTATTATATTGGAAGATTAGCCAATCGGCAAAAAGCCTACTAGCATGGCTACGCAGATCAGTCCAGAATTATTTTTGTTTAGATAGATAAAATTAATTGTTGATGTTTGGAAACGGCTGTGCTATCGAAAAATTATCATTAATCACGGAAGGTCAGGCGAGTGAGTGTCTGTACCCAAATCTACAGGCAGCGTTGTTTGGGCAACGTAACGGCGGGTTCGACTCCCGCCCCATCCATCCTTTTAACTATATGCAGAGAGAGTTTCTATGCAAAACATTTCTATCTCATACCCAAAACCTAATAGCCCTGAGATGATGCGCCGCATGATCACTGGTGCAGTTCGCGATAAGTTTTTTACTGTGGAGTTTGTGAAGTCTGATGGCACTGCTCGTAAGATCAATGGGCGGCTAGGAGTTGAGAGGCACAAAAAGGGTGGTCGTGACTGCAACGATGCAAAGAAGTATCTCACAGTTTTTGATGTAGAAAAGCATGGCTACAGAAATGTTAATCTTGATACTATAACAAGTTTTACCTTTGCTGGTGTTCAGCATAGATTTGTGGGGGACTGATGCCAAGATATAGAATTCATAAAGAATATTCTGTTGAAGTTATATTTGAAATAAAAGCATCCTCTGAAGAAGAAGCTGAGAGTATGTTCATGGATGAAAATAATCTTGATGCCGTATACATTGGAGAAACTGATTATGCTCCAACAGGAGATATCCATATAGAAGAAATAAAGAGGGAGAATTGACCATGGGACTACGAGGTTCCCCCCACGCACCTAAGTTCGTGGAAGAGGTAGTTCGCTTACGCTACGAAGGTAAGTCAGCAAGAGAAGTGGCATCGCGTATGGGTTATGAATACAAGAAAGCCACAGGCAGAACCATGACAAGAAACGTTGTGATAGGTTTGTGGAACAGGCACGGCAACTTTTCTAATATGCCTAGACCAAAGGGTGTAGCCACCCATGATGAGATCATGGAGGAGTGGGCTTATCGTGTTAAAAAAGGTGAACAGGTTCGTATTCGCAAATGTCTTTGTTGTAGTAAAAAGGTTGTGCTAGATAAAGCACATCGTATCTGCGGCAAGTGCAAATCTAGTACAGACTTTGTTCATGGGTTCAACGACTATTCGGTGCGTTTAGTATGAGTATGCACAACAAAACTCAGCGAGGTATACAATCAAAGTTAGCGGTGATGCGGCATTTTGTAGACCAAGGTTATTATGTATACAATGAAACTAACAACACTGGCCCAGTGGACGTTATAGCTATAAACCCAGAAACTCTTGAGGTACGGCTAATCGAAGTGAAGACTATGTGTTTTCGATCAGCCACTGCAAACTGGAAACCAGGGTCAATGATATACAGAAAATTAAAGCCTATACAAAAAGAGTTGAATGTGTCTATTGTGTATCATAATGTCGAGACAGGAGAGATCAAAGATGCAGCAGCCTAAAAAAAAGAAGAGCTTCAGGCCAGCCCCTGAGACTGTGCAAAGAGAATACGATGGCAAATGGGTCCGTTGGGAATGGAAGTACGATACAGAGCTTGGCCTCGTGCATCCCAGTGTCGCTAAACGTTGGGACTACTTGCACAGTCGGGGCCGTTGGGTTATCACTGCAGTGATGGATAATGTTAAACCAAAGGACTCCTGGGACATAGTAGAATGAACATCTTTTATTTACATGAGGAACCTGCCATTGCTGCCGCATGGCATTGTGATAAACACTGTGTGAAGATGATACTTGAGACTGCACAAATTCTGTCAACCGCACACCACGTCTTGGATGGGGAGAACACAGAAATAGAAGGCTTGTATAGACCTGCGTTTGTCAGCCACCCCAGTACAGTGTGGGCTAGGTCAGGGCTAGAAAACTATAAGTGGTTGCATAGTTTGCTAGACGAGTTGTGTTACCAGTACACAAAAAGGTACAAGAAGGCACACAAGGTAGAAACGTCAGCCCTTTTACAAAAACTTCAAGAACCTCCTAAGAACATACCTGACATACCTTTTTATGAACCTCCTCAGTGTATGCCAGATGAATACAAAAACGTCAGCCCTAAAAAAGCTTATTTAAACTATTACTTGGGTGAGAAGATGCATTTCGCTCGATGGAACTACACCACTCCACCACCGTGGGCCTGATCTTTTTTATCTGAATAAAAATACTTCTTTACATACATAAAAAAATATGCATACTCCAAATTCTCGTAACCAAATGGGAGTTTATCCAAATGAATAATTCAACATCAATACCTGTTACCGCACCTAATGGTAATACTTTTGAAATCCAAGCTTATGATCTTCCCTCTGCCGGTATCGTGGAGCATAATGATCCTAGGGACGTTTCATTCTTTAGGCCCCTGGAAGTAATTAAAGATCCAGTTTATACTAAAACTTTGAAAGCTTTAGGGGATTATGACGAGATGATACCCAAGGCGGCATGTCTAAAAAACAAGGCCACCGGACAACTCGCTTACGATCACTGCGTTTCTACCAGCTATCATTTGCAAAACCATGTGGATCTCTTTGCAGAGCATAACAAAATTTTGGAAGCTTCCGATCTCGATCTACGCAATGTCTTGGTGCGTGACGAGTATAGCAACGAGGGTCGTAAGGCTAAACGTTCGATCTTTTTTCAGGACCATGAGATTGATCTAGGTAATGGTGATACTGTTACTGCCAGGTGTGACATGATTAACACCGTGGATATGACAGGATCATTTCAAATGTTCTCTGGTGCTTATAGATCATTTTGTGAGAACAGCATGGTGTTTGGTGGAGAGAAAGCTTTTTATACAAAGAAAAAGCATACTACGCATTTTGATGCTAGTAACCTTTTGCGTACTGCTAACTCCGTTTTCCGTACTTTCACAGACAACGCGAACAGGTTTATGGAGTGGAAGAAAACTCCCGTGGATGACAAAGAGGCCGCACAGATCATTCGCTATTTTCTATCTCAGGAGTTTCTTAATCCAAAGAAAATTAAACGTGGCATAATGTCCGGTGAACTATCGGAAACCTCAGAACTTAGAGACATGCAAATTGAGGAGAAGATCTCCACGTTGGATAGCAAACCCTTTCACGCTATGATGGATTTGTGGGAGATGTATAGCGCTGACTATGGTAGCAAATGGGGACAAGGCGTAGGCAAAAACAAATGGGCTTTGTA